ATTTAGGCTTTAGAGAGTCTATTTCTAGAGGTGCTTTCGAGGGTAGGTTAGATGACAATGTTATCCTAACTTACAACCACGATATGAACGCTATCTTAGATAGGAATCAAGGTGGTACACTTAAACTCTCAGTAGATGAGAGAGGATTAAAATATGATGGAACTTTACCAAACACTTCTACAGGTAACGATGTCGCTGAACTTATGCGTAGAGGTTTATTGTACGAATCATCTTTTGCTTTTACAGTTGAAGACGATGAGTGGACTCAAGATGGTGATGTCCATAAAAGAAGCATTAATAAAATCGGCAGGTTATTTGATGTTTCTATAGTTGGTGTTGGTGCTTACGCTAATACTGACGTTGCCCTACGAGCTTTGGAGCAAATCAAGGAAGAGGTTTCCGAGAAAGTAGAAGAAGTGGTAGTAGAGCAAGAACAAGTATGCGATAGTGAAGAAACACTTAATAAAATCGAAATGTTACAAAATGAATTAACTCTAAAAAGTAAACTCTAAAAAGATGAAAAACTCTGTAGAATTACGTCAAGAAAGAGCAGAAATGATTGCAGAAGCAAACACTCTACTCGAAACTTGTAAAACTGAAGCTCGTAACTTCAACGAAGATGAACAAGTATCTTACGATGCTAAAATCGAAAACATCGATAAACTTAAAAAAGACATTGAAATGGTCGAAAGACAAGAAAAATTGAACGCTGAGATTGCATCTAATGTAGGTTCTGCTTCAGTTCAAAAAACTTCTGATTTGAAAGAAGTTCGCAACTATTCCGTTTTCAAAGCGATTAAAGGAATGATGAACAACAACCTGGATGGTGTTGAAAAAGAAATGCACGACCAAGCAGTAAACGAAGCTAGAGCAGCAGGTTTTTCTGTAAATGGTTTGGGTATTCCTGCTTTCTTAATGGAGTCTCGTGCTGATGTAACACAAGGAACGTCTGCAATTGCTCCTACTAACGTATTGGCTTACGCTGATGCAATGAGAGAAGCGTCTGTATTTGACAAGGTTGGCGCACAAATCTTAACAGGTTTATCTGCTAACACTACTATTCCTGTTACGGGTGCTTCTTCAGTAGCTTGGGCTTCTGAGGTTGAAGCAGCAGCAGATGGTGGAGCAAACTTCGGAAAAGTTGAATTAACTCCTATTCGTCTTGCAGCTACCGTAGACATCTCTAAGCAATTATTGCTACAAAATAGCGGAGCTGAAGCAGCAATTATGGCTGATTTAGGTCGTGCAGTAGGTGGTAAAATTGACCAAGCGATTTTCAACGCAACTACTATTACAGGTGCGCCAGTTTCTATCTCTGCAACATCAGGTTGTGGTACTATCACAGAAGCAGCGTTTTCTGATGGTGTTTCTGTAATGAAAGATTTGGTTGCTGCTGAACAAGCCCTAGGTCTAGCAGGTGGTTTAGAAGGAGCTTTGAGCTATGTTTGTAGCCCTGAGTTGATTTCTCAAATCAAGCGTGGTGTACAAGTTGCTTCTGTAAGTGCAGGTTTAGATGGTATGCTAGTAAATGGTTACCCAATTAAATTCACTAATGGTTGTTCTAAATCAGCAGGTGCAAGTGGTGACTTCGTATATGGTGATTTCAGCAAATTAATCGTTGGATTGTTCGGTGGAGTTGACATTATGGTAGACCCTTACACTCAGGCTGCTAATGGTCAAACAAGATTGGTTGTAAATAACTACCTTGACTTCGGTGTTACTAATGGAGCAGGTTTCGTAAAAGGAACTTCTTTAACAGCGTAACAATAGCTTATAGTTTATAAAAAGGGAGTCCTTCGGGGCTTCCCTTTATTTACCTCTTTACTTACAATATTAACCCTATGTACTTAGACCCAAATACAAACATACAAGGCGATTTAGTTCTAACAGACGATCCTACGACACAAGTAGTTTCTGTAGCTGAAATCAAATCTCATCTTCGTATAGATACGAGTGATGAAGATACTTTGTTAGGTCTATATATAGATGCTGCTACTGAGATGGCAGAGAATTATTGTGGTAGACATTTTATTACTCACGAGTACAAGTTGTACTTTAACAACGTGGTTCAAGAGGCTTCATTAATCTTTCCTGATTGTACTTTATTTGTACAGACAGGGGAAAATGACCACCACCCTGTTTACTATATTGATGCTAACGGAACTACACAGCACTCAGACGATGCTTATATAGATGCTTATTCAAATCCATCTATAGTATATTTGAGTAGTGCGTTTACAAGCCCAACCTTAAAGGATAATGCTGCTAATGTATTTTGGTTTCATTTCAAGACAGGATTTGGAGCAGTAGCAGACGTACCACAAGCTGTTAAACAAGCGATTAAGTTAATCGTAAGCGATATGTATTATTTCAGAGAAGATAGAAAGCGTAAGTTTCCTATGGCTTCTGAGATACTATTACAACCTTACAAATGCTATCATTAAGATATGGCATTTATTAGTAAAATAAAGGCAGGAGATTTTAACCAAAGGATTAAGTTAAAGTCGTTAACTACTGCACAAGATGATTTTGGAGGGGTTACAAGCACTTATTCTGTTCTAACTACTGTTTGGGCTAATAAGAACGTAAAGACCCTTAGAGACATCGAGGAGAAGTTTGAGGGCGAGGAGCTTCAATCTTATGGTAGATTTGTTTACACTATAAGATACTCAAGCGAAACTAAAAATATTAAGTCAAACTGGATTGTTGAAGAAGTTGAAACAAGTGATATTTATGAGATTCTAGGTTTTGTTATAGACCCTCGTAAAGAGTTTATCGAGATATTCGTTAAACAAGACTTGCCAACACAATCACCTATCTAGTATGGCTAAACCAAAAAAGAAACAAAACTTTCGGATAGAGGTAAAGGGAATCCAAGAAGTTCAAAAAAGGCTTAAAAAGTTAGGATTAACCGCTAAACAATCTCGAACCGAAATAAACAAGGCTCTTAGACCTGCTGCTAATATGCTTTCAAAAGGTGTTAGTAGGGCTTATAAGAACCAATTTAAAAGTAAAAACCCTGGTCGAAGATACGATCCATCATCCAAGAGTTATAGAAACGGGATGAGAACGGCAGATACGATTGGGATTATTACCGCTAGAAGGTCAAGGCAACCTGGGTTGTACGTTGGACCAAGATTAAGAAAAGTAAACCCTCACTATTGGGAAGGCAAGACAAGTAAAAACCTTGCCGCAATGCAAATAAAAGGGTATAAAAATAGGGCAGGAGAGTTCGTTAAATACAATGATGTATTTAAAGAAACAGCAGACTCTATGGGAAACCAAGTATCAGCAAAGGCTCAGAAAGACTTAGGTAAGTTGATAGATAAAATGATTAAAAAAGCAGGATTTTAGATGTTTGCAGTAATAGGACAAAAAATAACTGACAGATTAAATAGTAACTCCGATTTTGTTGACGCAAACGGTGTAACTTTTGGTTCTGAGCTTATATCTAACAATACTTGGGATAATGTTACGGGTTGGTTTTACTACCCACCCGCAGCTCCTATAGACCTAACAGCCGTAGACAACACCTTAAAAGTGAAAACAGGTGGTAGTGGATATGAGGCTAATGCAGGTACAATTTTATCTGTGCAAGAAGGAAAGACATATTTTTGCCAATACTCATACAACTCCTCTTATCAAACAAAAGTAGACATTGGTACATCGGTATTGAATAGAGATAATATACGACAAGGAGAGTCTTACTCAGCAGGTACTGGAACGGTTAGTTTCACTTTTACAGCGACTTCTACGACAAGTTATTTTCTCACTTTCATAAACGAAAGTACCGCTACTGATTCGTTTGGTCTTTTAACAGCTGTATCTGTAAAGGAGATAACAAAAGGAAAAGTATTCCCTGTGATAATACCACAAGGGACAGGCTACCCTGCAACGACTTACGAGATAGCAAATGTATCTAACTTTATGTCTAAGGGTAGTTCGTTAGCGTCTTGTGATGTATCAGTAAACATATCTTGTTTTGCAGATGGGTATGGAACAACATATAACCAAGCTAAGGCAGTTGTAGAGGCTTTAGACTTGTATCAGGTAACTTATAGCGAGGATGGACAATCCTATACTGCTAAGTTTAGGTTTATGAATCTAGATGACGAGTATTATAAGCAACCCGAAAAATTCTACAAAAACTTAACTTTCAATTGTTTAATAATTAAAAACTAAAATAAAATGGCAATTTTAAACGCAACAGATGTTGTTATTTCTATA